ACCATCAGCCCGACCCTTCCAATAACCATTTTGGAATGCGGTATCTCGGATTTCATAAATAATCCATGCAGCAAAAGTCAAACCGACAATTGCCCACATGATTACAAAACCCATATCTCTTGCTTCTAGCCATGCGTTCATGTTGCTCCCTTACATATCCACAGCTTTTGTGGATGCATAAAGTATGACCTATGGCAAGGACGCTTGGTTAATTACTTTCGGCGTGTTTTATAACGATTAGATAACGCTAATATCCTCAAAATCGTCGATATGGTCATCAATCGTGCGAGGCTGATAGTCTGTTTCACGCCCCATAATACCTTTTATTGTATCGGAAAGAGCCGTCATGGCTGACTGGTACAAGCTCGACTGAATGGCCTCCTTTACCAAAACTGAGCACAACAAAGCCCATATTCCAGTCGCCTGATGCATATTTGAGATAACTCGCTTTATTTTTCTGATCCATAAGATGACCGGCCTCAATGCCCCAAATCGTTGAATAACGGCCGTTTAAGCCAGTTTGGTGTCTGACTGCACCCTGCCTATGCGAATGGCCACAAATGGTGTTCATTTGCCATTTTTTGGCCAAATTAAGGGCAGTTATACCGGCATGCTTAGACATATTGCCCTCATCACCATGAGCGAGAAACCAATTTTTTTCAAAGGCAAAACCTCGGCGGTGGAATTTAATGCCAAGACTTGAGAAATCCATAAAGCGTTCATAGGTCAATTCAGGCAACCCGATCAATGATGGAGCACCTTTTAGCAATGTAGTGTAAAGCCGATCCGTATGATTAGATCTGACTATATCTGTCGTGCCTAAATCAAATAAAATGTCTTGAGCTAAAGATCTTTCCTGATCTAATGTTTCAGCAAATTCTAGTTTAGTCCCTTTTACCCAACGACTTTGACTGGTGAAATCTAACTCATCACCACAATTCAATACAAAATCAAACTTTTCATGTTTGGACATTTTGATTAAGTTAGAAACTGCTTTTGGGTGGTGTAGAGGAATTTGGAGGTCAGGCACCACTAAATATCTACGATTGGCTTTAATTAATCGTCATCCTCATCGTCAGTTGGATCTATGGATGGGATGATCCCACCATCGCCCACAATCCAATCAGGGAAAGTCTTATGCTCGGTCATTAGCCAGAATGCGTGCTCTGGTGTAAATCCTGCTTTACGAGCTGCTTTATAACATTCATGCAATGCGGTGTAATGCTGATCTATCTTTGTTAATGGTTCAGGAGATTGGCGAACGACACGACGATTGATCTTTTTGCGTTTGATAGGTTTTCGAGTGTTCGCCATAAATAAAATTATCGCTTAGAGATTAAAACAAACAGATCATCGACACGCTGTTCTAATCGTGTAATTTGATCTTTGATCGAACTTCCAGAATTGGGCTTCAATTCTTGTAAGTAGGATTTAATAACCCAGCGCAGACCCAGCAATAAACTTGTTGATATGCCGCATACGCCAACGGCGATACCAACCCATTCGTTGGCTGTCATTTCGCATTGATTCCATAATCAGCTTCTTTGCCAGACTTTGGATCAAGTGCTTTGGCAATAGGTGCAACTAATGCTCCAGCCAAGATTGCAAACTCTGGTCGAATATCAGCAACAATTGCCAAAAGGACAGTAATGCCGGAAGCAGCCACAGCTCTTAAATATGACTTAATTGCAGCCTTGTGTTTATTTGATAGTTTCATTAGTTGCCTCCTAGTAGTGGGATGTTAAAGAACTCTCCTGATTGTTTTGGATAAAATGAAATATGGAGATGAGCGGTGTGCGGTGATGCACCCTTATATTTACGCCAACGCCAGTTCAACAGTTTGCTGGCAATATGATGATTGTGAATAACATATTTGATTCGCTTATCTGTTTTGCCAGCAATGCGTATTTGATCGGCTAGGTAAGCAGATATGCCTTCAGCTGCACCAAGATCCGCTGTAATATCGATAGCACAAACTTCACCCGATTTTAATGGGTTATGGTCTGAAATTTTTGATCGCATTTGATGCTGTGCTGAAGCAATCCAACCATCGGATTTTCTAGATCGATCAGGAAAGCAATCATCAATTTGCTCCCGCAATTGAACGGCTGCTTTAGATAGATACGGCTTCATTACAAGCCTAGAGCCGCTTTTAAGTCCTCAACATTTAACCCAACACTTGCAAGTTTTTGCTCAATAGTTGGTTCTGGTGGAATTATTGTGCCATTGTGGGCAGCAACTATGGTTATTGTTTGTGCTTTATCTGATTCTTTAACATCTAACCAAAAATCGCCATTACCATCAATATAAGGCAATTCTTTTACTTCCACGCCAGCATTTGTTAATTCATTAAGCAGTTCTGCGCCATTAAGATTTTCTGGTTTATTAAATTTTATCATTATGCTCCTAAGTATTGTGCAGCAAACCATCCATAAGATGTTGCAGTATATTTATAGGCATCTAAACTGCCCCCACTATTTTGAACAGTAATTAATTCAACATAATCTCCAACCGATAACTCCACGATTGCAGTTATGGGCAAGCCTGTATAGGCTCCAGCAGCACCATAATTTATATCAAAAAAATCTCCACCATTTTTCTTAAATTTTATAGCCCTATAACCAGTAGAACCTGTTGAATAATGTGTTGCACCTGTTAATAGGTATTTTCCACCCTTGCCAGAGGGGATGGTTATTCTTGAAGTATTGGTTGAATTGTCGTGATATCCATGTGTGTCAAAATATTCGCTATTCCAAGTCAATGCCACATTAGTTGAATTGGCTATGCTTTGCGTTAAATTAGTATCATATAAAGAGCAACCAACAAATGTTGAACCGCTAGCAGGTGCTGCCCATTTTAAACCTGTAGCTGTTGTTGAATCTGCTGTAAGTACTGTGTCGTTTGCACCTACCGCTAATCTTGCGAATGTATCGGCACCAGTACCACCAATTAAATCACCTTTAGCATCTATTGCAGTTGCAACTGTGTTTGTGATAACCGGAACTGGGCCAGTTCCTGATGCAACAGAAATTCCTGTTCCTGCTTGCACCTCGGTAATATCTCCAACATCATTTGCAACCCATGCTGGCACTCCTGCAACAACGGATAAGATTTGTCCAGTCGTTCCAATTGCAAGTCTTGTGTTTGTGTTTGCCGTTGATGAACGATATTCAATATCGCCAAGAGTTGTAGATGGATTTAAGGCTTTTGTTGTTGTATCAATAGATGAGCCGAGCGTGCGAATAGCAGCTGCGCCATCCTTAACCAGATCGGTGTCATCCGGTGTTTCCCAATTATAGTTCGTAGTGTTTGCCATATTAGGCTACTGCTCCAATCGCATTTTCCCATGTTAGTATAGCGGATAAAGTGTTCCATGCCTCTGAGGCTGATACCTGATCCCAAGCAAGTGCTACTTGAGAAAATTCAATCGGGCTCAAATTTATGGTTAAGAATAATTCGTTGAATCTTGTGCTCCAACGCCAGCCTTCAACATAACCCTCAAATTGTTGAGTTGGGGCTATCTGAACAGGCAAGTCTGTTATTCGCATTGGCTGACCTACAAAAATTTGAAGCAAGGCATCTCTGTCAGCATCATCAATGGCTGAGTTAGTCAATGGGAATGTAATACTGTCAAATAAGGCTCTTGGATACGATCTAAGGGCAATAAAGCGATCAGCAACAGCTTGTGCATCAGTCGCATCGTGCAAGACTGTATTTAGGGTTTCACCTCTATATCCAAAGGTTGCAATGCTAGTCAAGTCAATTGCAGTTTTTTGTGATCCATAATTGTTGCCGTAATTAAGGATGATTTCGTTGCGAACATCTGCGCCTCTAGTCAAAACCTTTAATCCTGCACCAATGGCAGTATTGGCTGAAATCTCTGTGTATCCATTATTGGCAAGATAATTCTGTCGATGGGTTGTGTCAGCATAGGAAATGCGACCCTCATTGTCCTCATACAAAACACCAAGTGCGCTGTTAGCAATAAGGCTTGCAATGTTGTAAGTGGTGTCAGGATCAGCGGTTCGATTTTCAAGTTCATAAACTCCGGGTCTATCAATTTCGCCAAGTCCTATGTTTTCAGCATTTGCCCAAGTAATTGTTGGGTCATAGCCAGACCAAGTTTCAGCTGCTGGCACTTCATTCCAATTGTTTAAGAATAACTCTGAAAGCAATTCATAGATCTGATCGCCGTCATCATCTCGAGCCAATGTGCCGTTGTAGATTACTTTTGGCAATTTAGCCAATGAACCTAAAGCAAGAATTGTGTAAGTGAAGGTTTCGGCAATACTGCTTGCCGTTGCAACCTCAGTTGTAATATCTGTGATATTGCCACCAAATAAAGTCCTATAAGTGTTGGTGCTATCTTTGACTTGTAAAGTCAATCCGTCATTAACTTGCAAATTATAGTTTTCGTTATTCAAAGCAACCAATTCAATTTGCAAATAAGATGGATTGGGTTGTGAGTAAATATCTTCACGACCAGCCTGATGGGCAATGTCTGAAATTGCTACATTTGTGTATTCAACTCCATTAACTGTTAATTGATATTCGGGAGTAAATACAGTCATTATCCGCCCTTGATGCCGTTGTTATACAGCTGTGGAACTGATCTTGATGCGCTATTATTTAATACCTTTGCAACGGCTCTTGCAGCACCTTCGCTATCAACGGCTTGGACTGTAATGTTATTTACTGTGGTGCCAGCCCTTGCTGCTCCAGCACTCAATTGGGCAGCTGTAGCAGTTGATGCAGCGTTTGCAGCATTGCCTCCAGAAACAGCACTACTCACAACTCCGGTTGCAATGCCAGCAGCAGCCAAAGCGACAGCACCAGCAGCGATAGATCCTCCACCGGTTGCAAAAGCAGTTGCTACGCTTGCAGCGGTTGCTGCTGCTCTTAAAGCCACCATTGCTGTAATCAATGTTTGAATTGCTGCCACAAATGCAATTATTTTATTGGCTACGAATACAGTTGCAATGATGCCACCAAGGATCAACAATTCATCTTTGATGCTAATAACAAATTCAATTGTTGATTTTAATTGTTGTCCAAACTCATAAGCACCACGAGTTGCGTCTGTAATTCCTGCGCTTACGCTGTTATTTCCTGTCAAGCCTGCTGCCAATGCTTGAACATTTGGAACAACTACTGCCAACAAATAATCAGCAAATTGTTTAACAATAGGAAGCAAAGCAACGCCAATTTTTTCTTTTGTTTGATCTAAAGCAATAGTTAATTGTTTGAATTTGAATTCAGTATTAGTTGCTTCGTTTTCAACAAATCCCTTATAAGTTCCTTTTAATCTTTGCATGATTTCTTCATGCGACATAGACTTTAAGGTGGCGGCATCAATGCCTAAGCCAAGTTTGCCAAGAGCTGCATTTTGACCATCAAAACTTTTACCAAGAGCATTAGCAACTGTTTCTAATGGCTTGCCAGTAGCGGTTGCAATCTCTTGAGATAAAGACAATAATTCTTGAGCCTTTGCAACATCGTTGGTTGATCTGATTAATCTAGCAAATGCAGGTCTTAAAACATCATCAGTTGTGGCTGTGGCAATAGATTGTTTGTCAATGTATGTATCAATGGCAGCAATTTGATCCTCAGTTGCTTTGGTGCTTGCTCGAATAGTTTGCTCAAGTGATTTGCGAGCCTTCTCATCCTCTGCTGCTGCTTTTACAGCTGATATTGCAAATGCACCAACGGCTGCTCCAACTGCTGCAAAAGCCAATGCTGCTTTTTTGCCAAAATCGGCAATCTTGTCAGCACTTGTTTCAACTGACTTATTGGCATCGCCTAAACTCTTTTTTAACTCATCAACATCGGCAAGGATGGATAATTTAAGTGTGCGATTACCGGTTGCCATTAGACCCATTCCTTAATAATGCGATCAAACGCAACTTCCCATTTTTTAATCAATTCAGGCTGAATTCCACGAAGGGTTGGATAAATAAACCATCCTCGACTACCTCTGCCTTGCCGTCCTGAATATGAAGGGAACTGCTTGAACTTATTAGATCCAAACTCCATACCACCCCATAAGGTTTGTGTCGTAGCCCCACCTGAAAACTTTTGGCGTGCGAAACCATAACTGAACTCACCAATTTTGCTTGACTTCGAGATGCTAACGCCATCCGCAATTCTTTGCGCTGCCTTGCCAGACTTTGTTCTTGTCTTAGCAGCTTGTTTAATTTCCTCAGATGCAAAATACGCCAAAGCAGCAGACTGAGTTCTTGCTTCCTCTGTGGCTTGGTCATCCATTGCTTTGAACGCTTTGTAAATATCACGCAGATCAGATTTATTGTAGGCGATGGTTTCATTTGCCATTCCGTTTCTCCAATATCTCGATCGCTGTTAAAATGTCCTCTGCTTCAACCCATTCGCTCATTGGTATTTGTGTGGCAATTGCCAACTCAACCAATAATCTGCTTAGGCTTCCTGCTGGATAACTTTTGGGTCTGCATCACCGACAATGACATCACTTACAGTTTCCATCCAAATATCCATTGGCTTGATTGGCTTGCTTCCGGCAATTTCACGCTTATGAGCATGATAAGCCAAAAACATAAGATCCCAAACGCCCAACTTTTCGGATGCTTGTCCAATGACATTTCCTGTCTGCTTTTCCCATTTTGCCCACTCAGGCGGTTGGGCAATATATGTTGCTTGCTCGCCTGAGCTGTATTCAATTGTAATTGGTAGTTTCATTTTGCTCCCGTTGTTAGATTTTAACTAAATGTTTCTACTACTGCGCCCTTTGATACTGTGAAAGTAAAGGAAACAGTTTGTGCATCAATTCCTGAACCACCAGCAGTTGGAAACTCTGGCTTTACTGGAAACACGAATTGTGCTCCTGATGCAGCTGTAAGTGTCATGCTGATGTCTGTGTCTGGTGCAGTTTCAGCAGCAGCCCATAGAGCCTCACAAACTGAATTTGCCTTGCCCCAATCAGCCAACATATCCAATTGGAATGTTCCTGAAATGTTTGTTGTCTTGTATGCCTCGCCCTCCATAGTCTGATAAACCTGACGCTCATTGACTTTGGTTAGAACTGCATTTGTCGCCTGTGCTTGAATATCTGTTCCACCTGTGAAAGATAAACCAACATCACGACCGGTAATTACGACTGTTGCCATGATTTCTCCTTATACTGTTTGTGTGTAGTAGGTAGATACTCGAACATCTGCGATAAGCAGCGTTGATGCACCAACTTGTGAAACTGTCGGTCTTTCAACCGAGCTGACAATGTATCCAACTGGGATGACTGCCAGAACACTTATGATTAATTGCTCGATATTGTCGAGCGATGCTGGATTGCTGTTATATGCAACCGCAACTGAAATTGTAAAATTGATCTTGGCTCTAATATTGGTTTTGCTTATTGTTTCAAATTCTAGGTATGGCGAATCAGGCACAACAACCACAGCTGGTGGAATAACTGTTTCAGGCACATAGCCATAAACATTTCCTGCAACGCTAGATAAAGCAGTTGCTAAAGGCGTGCGAATTTGTTGGAGAATTGTTTCGTTAGGCATTTATTGACACATGCTTTCAGGATCAATATATGATCCCAACAAACCAACGCACTTATTGAAAAGTGATCGACCCATTCGAAAAGGTGTTGCTGTAAAATCTACTCCTTCGATTTGTCCTCCACCGGCAAGTCTTGCTTGGAAAACTTCGACTGAAACTGTATAGACGGCTGATTGAACAGCTGCATTTCCA